ACTTTTACAGATGTTGATTTAATACCGTTAGCAGCGTATATGGCCTGTGTTTTAGCAGCATCAAGTACTTTTACAGATGTTGATTTAATACCGTTAGCAGCGTATATGGCCTGTGTTTTAGCAGCATCAAGTACTTTTACAGATGTTGATTTAATACCGTTAGCAGCGTATATGGCCTGTGTTTTAGCAGCATCAAGTACTTTTACAGATGTTGATTTAATACCGTTAGCAGCGTATATGGCCTGTGTTTTAGCAGCATTAAATACTTTTACAGCTGTAGATTTAATACCGCTAGCAATATCTACGGCTTTTGTTTTAGCAGCATTAAATACTTTTACAGCTGTAGATTTAATACCGCTAGCAATATCTACGGCTTTTGTTTTAGCAGCATTAAATACTTTTACAGCTGTAGATTTAATTTTGTCTGTTATACTAGATATAGTTGATGTTATACCACTTACCACATTGCTAATTACACGTGTAATTAAAGTTTGTAGTTTATTATATTGTTTATATATAGTTGATCCTATTTTAAAACCAAATTTAATAATGTTCTTCGGAACGTTGAATATACTTGTTATAACATTTAAACCTTGGTCGATAATACCGAATATTGTATTGGATACAAAACTCTTTATCATTTTAATCGGATTTATGATAGACTTTATACCTTCTATTATAATTGATTTGAGAGATATTGGCTTTGCTGTTGTAAGATCTGAATTAGTTTGAACTTCACTTGTTTTAGGTGAGTTAAACAAACCAATAGCATAGGAAAATATATCAACTAATCCTTTACCGCCGACAGTAGATATTATTGCGGATCCTAAATCGATTAAACCTGATTTAAAGTCACCGTCTATTATCTTACTAATACCTGAACCAATATAAAGTAAGCTAGATATACCCGGTATATACCATACTATATCTAGTAATTTCTTACCGATAGATGAAGCTATATCGGTAAAGCTATTACCACTAGACTTTTCGTCAACTTTAGCTGGCTCTTCTTTAGGTGCGCTAAACAAACCAATAGCATAGGAAAATATATCAACTAATCCTTTACCACCAACACTAGCTATTATTGCGGACCCTAAATCGATTAATCCTGATTTAAAGTCACCGTCTATTATCTTACTAAAACCTGAACCAATATAAAGTAAGCTAGATATACCTGGTATGTACCATATTATATCCAATAGCTCTTTACCGATAGATGAAGCTATATCGGTGAAGCTATTACCACTAGATTTTCCGTCAACTTTAGCTGGCTCTTCTTTAGATGTACCGAATAGATCGTATAATAATAAGCCACCATCTATTATCCACGAAACAATTTGACCACCAGGTATAAAGTCAGCAATAGCAGCAACTAGCTCAAGAATACCTAGAAACCAGTGACCTTCCTTGAATCTCATGTATGATAGTGCTAGACCTACAACACCACCTATAAATGGTACCCATTTTAAAACCTTTAATAGCTTTGCACCCCACTTTCCAGCAAGCTTAGCTAACATTGGTGCAAATTTTGCTGTAAGTTTTGCAGCGTGTGTAAATCCACTAACCTGTGTAGTAGAATCTTTATTTTCAAGTAGATCAGCGAGTAGTATTACACCATCAATAGCAAGAGAAATAAACTGCCCGGCACCTGGAATAAGATTAGCAACACCAGATAAAAGTTCAAGTATACTCGTAACATACTTCCCCTCTTGCCAGCGCATGTAAGCGTATGCAAAGCTCAGCAAGGACCCAATAATAGCTAGTCTTTTAAAAACAGTACTTAAACGCTTACCAATTTTTTCGGTAATACCTTCTAACATTTTGCCGAAGAAACCACCTTTCATTTTACTAGCAACGGTTGTTAAAAAACCGCCAACTTTTGAAGATTTTAAACCTTCTAAGATATTTATAAATTTCGTATTAAAGAAATCTTTTATAACATCAAATGTTTTTAAAATACCAGGAAGCTTTACAATAAACTTAGATATGAATACGCCAATTGGACCTGTATATTTGTAAATAAGAACAGCTAAGGCAATAGTAGCTATTGCCGCGGTAGCAAGAAATCCTAAACTAGACTTTTCTTTTGGTATTTTTGGCGTTTTTTCTGTTGTAACAACTTTAGCCTTAGCCTGTGAAAGTATTGTACTCTGTTTAGTATCTACCTTTTTCTTTTGACTAAAATCAAAAAAAGCTTTAGCTAGAACTACACCAGTATTATATACTCTTGTAGACTCTATACTTGTAAGAATAGGATTTAAACGTTTTACCGGATTTTTAGCAGGTATAACGTTACCCTTAAACAATTTTGTATCATTACCTGGTATACCTTTATCACCAGGTAGGCTACCTACCTGTGTAACAAACATAGATATTAAGTCAGCAAATGATACAGACTGTGTGTTCTCTTTAGCCACACATATATTTATTCAACATCAAAGAAACCAGGTGTTATTTCAACAGTTACACCGTTCAAAGTCATTACATCCTTTTCTTCTTTCTTAAGCGTTTCAATAAAATTAATAATATGTTTATTGAGTGAAAGCGGCAATCCTTCGAGAATTGCAACTTTATCTTTAACGCTAATATCGTATAAATTAATAACGATATCGTTATACTGTACAGACTCTACATATTTAATAATTTCATAGACGTAAATGCTACCTAAGTTCTTTGTATTATCATCACCGTTTTTCTTCACTTCTTGCTCTAACTTAGATGTAATAGAGTTCTCATAAGATAGAGTTGGTACCTTAACCTTAGCAACAACACCAGCATGAGTAAATTCAGCAGATGTAAGTGATGGTTTATATGTATTAAACTTTTGTAGTATATCGTTAAGATTTATTTCATTACCTTCTGATGTATACGTGCTGCCATGAGCGTTAGCACGCAAAGTGATAATTGCAGGAGCTCTATCAATAACAAGTAGATCGTTATTATTAGAAGATGTTGTTATTATATCGTTAAGAATACGATTAAAGGAGATAAGCCCAGCGACACCGTCAGCAATACACGAAATAATGTCTTTCTGTTGTTTTAAATTTAAAACTTTTAGATTTACTGATTCTTGTAAAGATGGCAAACGCGCACTTAAAGTTTCAGTTTTAATTCCTTTTATTGTATCTAAGAATGACGATATGTTAGGATTTGACATACAACTATTTATATACCTATACCCGTATTACCACTATTGTTTTGTTGTTTTATTTCGTCGTTATAAAGTGTCATGTATGATGTTACATCATTTACTGTTGACTGTAGTATTGTTTCACTATTCATACGCTTAGATAATGAGAATAAAATTTCTCGGCAACTATGTAAATCATAGTCACTAAATAACAGATAGATAAACTCATACGGTTGTGAAGTTATAAAATTGACAGTTAAGTTGTTACTATCTAGTGAATCATTATTTGTAGAGAATAACGTAACTTTATGCGATTCATCCATTACAAACTTCTTAATATATGGCATAAAAGTAGGCGGCAAAAGCTCGAGTAGACTACGTTTATCTTCTATACTACAACTATTAAGATCAAATTTTTGACTTCCAACCGCGATACTATGTACTACACTCTCGTATATATCACTAAAACTCTGCTGTGTTAAGAAATGCTGTGGTAAATCAAGCTCTATAGTATATTGTCCGTGTTGTATGACTTGATGCTTATTAGTTAGTTCACATAAATTAGTAATAAGATTAGATAATAGAACATTAACTGTTTTCTCATTAACTGTTAGTGTTATTGTATCATTAACAAAAAATTGTTTTATCTTTAATAAGATGAAAAACTTATCAACAACGTTTAGATGTGAAAACTTTAAAATATTATCTAGAGTCGCGACAAACCCTAGAGTGTTATTATCATAACGTAATCTTGATAAGTTGAAAATATCCTTAAATGTAATAACAGGTATTACGAATTTGTCTTTACTATATGGCAAATCAACAGCAAACATACTTATGCTAAGTTTGTTGTTGGAATATTAATATCTCCAACGTAAGGTGAAGTTTGTGTAGTTACTGTATAATTTGTATAGCCAAATGTAACTGTTTTAATGAGAAAATCTTGATCACCGTAAGTTAGTGTGTATCCTTCTGCATTTGTAGGGAAAACACCTTTAAACGCATAAACTTTACGAACACTACCATCACGTGTGTATTGCTTAACAGTAATAATACTTTTTAATTTCTGATTAAGTAATCCATCAACACCTAAAGCTATAATCCAAGGTCTAAATAATTCTGTTTCGATATCTTTTTCAGTCTCAAGGAAGTTAATAGATATATTACGTGATAAGAAATCTGTTCTTTGTGTAACACCATAGCCTGGCATAAAACCACCTCTGTTTTCTTGGGCGATAGATGTCATCTCGATTGATTCAGCAGGTATCTGTACTTCCTGCGCAACAAATATATTATCAGATAATTTATCCGTCCAATCATCACTACTAGTTACAGTTAAGTTGAGGTTAATCTTACTAATAGCTGCTTTTATGGCGCTAGGTAGATTATTATCTTCTATCGTAACAGTCCAATGAAAAGGAAGCGGTAAAGAGAAATTTCTATCATTTGAAAATTTATCTAAAAAGCTATTAGTAAGATTCATAATGGTATTTAATCAAAAAAAAAGCTATAGCACGAAGCTATAGCTTTTAAGGTATGTATTATGTATATATTAAAATCTGTTATAGAAGTGATATGCGAATGTCACTGTGAATGTAAGAATTTCACCAGTACCTTCAGCAATAGTATATGAAACTTCACCGACATCTCTAATTGAAGCGCCTACCAATTCAATTGTATCTATTTCTTCAAGCTGACTGTTTAGTACAGAAAGAGTAATTTTGCTTTCTGTACCTGGCATTCTATAGTCACCTGTCGATGTAACGTTGTCGAATACTGCTCTAGAAGCCTTTTCAAATTGCTTACGAAGGCTAATATCTGCTTCATGGTAGAATTCAATTGAATAAGACTCAGATGCGTTATAAGTAGACTTACCTGGAACGTTAAAGGTTTGACCTACATAACTTACAGTTTTGTTTTCAATAGCTCTACCCGGTAAAGCAGCTGTTTTTGCATAAACGAGATCAGTCTCACCATTAAATGAAACGCCACCAGCTATGTTAATTTGTTTAACTCTAAATAAGAAATCACGAGCAAATTGTCTTGACTTTGCTTGTTCAAAGAATGTTTGAATTGTTGTTGCCATATAATTATTTAGTCTTTGTAGTTGTTTTTTTAGATATTATTGCTCTACATAAGGAAGGGTAGCTCGAAAAACAAGCTACCCTTTCCTTTAGTTAGTCGATTAAGCTCCAATTATTTCTTGGAAGCTTGCATCAGTTCTTGTTGCAAAGAAGTTAATTAAGATAAACTCACTCGCTTTAACTGGCTTGATGTATATATCAACAATCAATTGGTTGTTATCAATTACTTCAGGTGTATTATTTCTCTCATCACACACAATGATATAGTCGTAAAGACCTTCATTGTTCTTAGCTCTATCAAAGATAGGTGAAAGAGTGTTAACTAATCTTGTTCTTGTAAATGTTGTGTTAGGTTCAAATACGAAGAACTGAGCAGCCTTACGAGTTGGTCTTTCAAGTGCTAAGAATAGACGTCTTACGTTTATTCTATCGAAAGCACTTGGCTTCTTGCTTAGTGTCTTGTTACCGTAGATAACTTGGCCTTGAGCTGGGAAGAACGAAACAGGGTTAATGTTTGCTCTGTATAGTTCATCACGTTGCTTCTGGTTAGGATTAACTGCGAGATCGATTGAGTTAGTTACTAGACCGTTAGTGAAACCGGCAGGTGCAATCCATGGGAATCTTGCAGCGTCTGTTCTAGCCATTGCAGCTGCAGCATAACCAGAGAAGGGTACCCATACTTGTTGACCAATGAATGTATCATAAGTCTTAGCCCAGTTACCATATACAATACCGTAAGAAGTGTTCTGTAGTTCGAACTGGTGTCTAATTGCCCAGTACACATCTGTTGTGAAGTTCTTGTTCTTGTTAGAAAGAATCTTGCTATTTGAACCAGTTACAACGATCTGTCTAATTGGATCAGCAACGAACACACAGTCACCACGACCACCACCAACATAATTAGGTGAGCAAAAGTTCTTAAATTTATCAAAGATAGTTGAGTAGTTACCACGAATTGTTTCACCGGTAGCACTGATTGTTCCACTTGTTCTTAGTGCTTCAACCTGAGCTGATAAGGTACCAGAGTAAGTAAACTCATCGTAGTAGTCAGTGCTGTTTGCGGAAGCAGCAGCGTAGATTGTACCAAGACCAGCTTCAACAACGACATCAATGTCGTAAATGTCTTCGTTACGAACACCATCAAGTGCTCTATCAAGCTTAGAAGGAATATCACCTAAGCTCTTTATAGTAGTTGTTGAATTACTAAATGCACCTAAGCCGTAAATACTATCAGCATAACCGATAGCACTTGTTAGTGTACTGTAAAGAGTAGAGCTAATACCTGTTACTGTTGTGTCACTGTTTGTAACAAGTTGATTAGTAAGAACACGAATCTTTTTCTGTGGTACACCGTTAATATCGATTGAAGTAGATCCGTTCTTGTTAGAGATGTAGTTATTAACTAGAATCTGAACATTACGTGAATTAGATTCAGTACTTTCAATAAAGTAGTTAATAGCTGGACCGCCATTTGAGCTGTTTGTAGATCTAAATGCATCAATCGAACCAAGTATACCGTCTTCAAGAACATAAGCTAGCTTGAATGATTCAGTTGAGAAGATAGACTTTCTTAGTTTGAATACACCAACACTTAAGAGGTCATCAGACTTTCTGTCAGATATATCATAGTTAGGGATGTTCTCCATAACCTTAGAAATACTATCACCAGGACCAGTTAAGTAGTTAGCAGATAGGCTAAACTCAAGTGTACCGTTAGGTATAGTAATGTATGAGTAAGTTGTACCGGTTAGAGAGATGTTAATTGTCTTAGCAGCTAAGATACCGTCGTAGTTAGTACCTGGGTTGTTATTAGTGTTATCAGTTAAACCGACGTAATAACCTTCATACTGATCATTAACAGTAGATTGTGCCTTATTAAGAACAATAACACCAGCGCCACCGAAGCTTGCAACAGCACTAATACTAGATACAGCAGAAGCAACAGAAGACCATGTAAAACCAGAACCATCAACAACAGACTGATATTCAGTATCTGTTAGTTCATAGTGTACAGGGTTACCAAGTACATATGCACCAGATAGTATATTAAGATCTGTTGATACAGTGTTATTTGAAACACTACGTACTGGATAAACAAGTGCAGAATACTTAGAACCGAAGCCAACACCTTTACCAGGACCGTAAGCTAGTCTTGTTGTATAGATATTGGAAGGTGAGTTAAGTAATTCTCTAACAGTGTAGTAGAAATAACGTTCAGCGGAGTTAGTTGGAGTACCGTAGATTAAATCAAGATCCTGACGAGAAGAAATTTGAATAACTTCATCTATTGGTCCTTGATTAGCAAAACCTGTAACAAATACACTTGTACCATAATTACTTGGTGCAATTAGTGATAAGTCTTTTTCTACTATCTCCACCCCGGGAGAATTAATTGTGAGTGTAGCCATATAAGTATTTATGGACTCTCGAAATATTTTTTACTAAGTATTCAGTAATTCGACATGCATCTGAGAGTATACAAACACAAACCCACTAACTATCTCAGCGCCGTCTTGGTAGTTGTAATCGATTGTATCAACTGATGTAGGAAATGCCTTTGTGTAGGTAAATTTAATGATTTTGTTGTCAAATTCATCAAGTCCGTATATCGTTAAATCTGTTTGATAATCACTAAAATTACGATCAACTTGTATATTACTAGCATTATATCTACCTTCAGTCTGATCATGTAGTAAGTTTAACCATTGATAGATTGTCCAATAGTTATTATACTGATTATCTACTGCAAATTTAATGTTAACAGGTGGATAAGAATTCTTCGAGTTAGAAGACACATATAGTGTATTACCTGCATATCTATTTTCAATAGCTGGTACAGTAATCTCAGGTACAACTGTGCCGAATATAGAAAACTGTACAGAATCAGGTACTATTGATGTTTTTTCACGATTGCTATTGAATGGCTTTGAAAATGTCTTTAAGATAGGAGGAACATCAAATACTAGAAGGAATTTATCATTTCTAGCTTTGTTTAGAATCGATTGTTGATTAATGTTACTCATATTTTAACCACCCGTCTTGTTTTAACCATTCCATTTCAGAGAATTGATCACTTTGACCCATACCGAACACAATCGGTGTCATGTTAATATTATTTATCCCTACAACCTCAAAATCATTGTATATAGATGTTGCTTCTTCAAATAAGCTTACTCCAAAATCCATAGGCTCCAAAGAACACGGCTTACCATGGTCATCTAACTCTAATATCTCGAAATATCTCTCAGTTAGTTCCTTTTCAAGTATATACAATCCATATATCAAGGACATAACACGGTCATCATGATAACCACCCTTTGCTTTCCATGTGCCATTAGGATAACGAACAAAATCCTTTAACTCTTTCAGTGTATCAATGTCTTGTATAGTTACACTACGCATATCATTGATGAAATAGCGCATATTCATAACACCCTTATATTTCGTGTTAGTGTGCGCTATCATACCCATCTGAGGCTTAACTCTATTAGCAGTCTTAGCACCATATGACACGACTTTTTCGTATCCCATGTCAAACGCTAATCTATCGACTACTTGAGCACCGCAGTTATTTCTTTCGATTAAAGCTAAGGGTGATCCCCAATTACGTAATATAGTGTGTAGTTTATTTGCGAATTCAAGTGGTGGTATGTGTCTATCATGATAAATAGCTACTTGTTTCATGTCTCTAACATCGGTTATATCAAGTATTTGTATAACCGATGCATCTATACCTACACCTTCAGAAACGTCAACACCTGCAACATACACTCTTGATGGATCTGGCTCCTCCCATATCTTATAGTTACCTTCATCAAGAATAATCTTAGGTTCAGTACATTTTTGTGACATCTCCAAGAACAGCTCTGCATCAATAGATGACTCTCCAGTAGATAAGAACTGACATTCGAATTCTTGGAGCCAGTCTTCTGCAGATCCTAGGGTTTTTTTAGTTGTTTCTGCCCACTTTTCATCTCGTCCTGGTACCTCATTCCAAAGTATCTTATCATGCATCCACCCATTCTCACCTTTTTCTGCACCATCGTATAGTTTGTAGAAAAGATTATCTGTTCCGTTTGCTGTAGAACAAACAAATATTTTTGATTTTTTTGAAGAAGATATAATAGGGAATACTGATTTCCAGAATTCACTCATCAAATGAGGTTCTATATGGCCCATCTCATCAATAACAACACATTGATGGCTTAATATGCCGTTGGACATATAAGTGTGTGTTTCATCTACTTCAAGTAGTTCGTAAACCTTTCGATCGTTAGATATATACTGTAGATCTGTTACAGTTATTGAACCGTATAAAATGTCTCCGATTTTGAGACTTCTTGATAAAATCTCTTCATTTAATTCACTAATTAATTTATGATCTAGTGTACACATTAGACTAAATCCCTTATCAGTCTTAATATGAATTTTTTTTGAGTTATTACCAACTATTAAACCTTTAAAATCCTTAAATCCATGCTCAGTTAATACTTGAAACCTACTATTTTTATAACATTTGTGATTTTTTATGTTCATTGCTTATTTGCTCTATAGGTTCCGTTTGATTTAAGCTTTCCATTTCCACGTAAATATCCTTCTGGAATAAAAGTTTCATTATTAACACGAATTGCGACACCTGTCTCAGGGTTATAGCAGTACAATCCACCTTTACCACTTCTACGTTGACTGACTTCAGGATCCTTCAAAGTCTCATTAATAGCATCTCTAATGTTAAGACATGCTTCTTTACTTCTTTTCGTTCCTCGATGAGTATCTGCAGTTTTTTTAATCTTATCAGGATTTAAATTAATTTTATTCATCCGATCTCGATGTTTATCAGGATTTTCTACAATCCATTTCTTTATACCAATACTTATTTTAGATCGTCTGTTTGGGCATCTAGCAACCTCAAGCATCCTAAGTTTAAATTCACTATCCTCTTGAAATTTCTTTTTTCGATCCTCCGACATTATTTTTCTAAAATCATCAGACCATAAACACTTACCGCATCCACCAGTTTTTATATTGTAGTTAGTATCTTCATTAATAAATTTATCTGTAACAAGAAAAGCTTCGTACTCTAACGCCTCTTTATATGTGTCAAAAAATTGAAGTATTTCTTTTATAAAGTATTCTCTACCATGTAAACCTATCGCTCTTTTTAAAATAGTACCGCTTCCCATATAGTTGTCATCAAGATTATCTGTTCGATGTACACCTATGTACGTTTTATTATTCAAACTACATGTAATTTTATAAACGTAATTAAATTTACAATTGTCATTAGGACTGTTTTTTGTCATACAGGTATTTAGTGTGTAACGTGTTATTATTGACGAATTCGCTCAGCTGATAAAGATTGGTATTAACTCTTCACCGGATAGCATTGATTCAAGATCCTCCATACTACAATTAAATACTCTATCTGTTTTTTTGTCTTTAAGAGTTATAACCGTTTCACCATCAACGCAGTTTACAGATTGACCACGAGCAGCTGATCCAGTTGTTGTAGAAATACCTATCCTACTACCATTGTCTAATGTCATAGATGTTTTACCCCACTCCTTAACACCAGGTTTTAACCATTCCGGAAGCTCTTCGAATGCTAAGCGTACACGTTGGAAGATTTCAATAGCGGTTGCTTCTTTGTTAGCAACAAGTAGTATTCGTTGATCATTATTAAAACAAGCTTGCCATAACACATAAATAGTCATAATCGTACTATTATGTGTAGGTATATAATGTTTACCTGCAAGAAATAAATTATCATCGCTATCCACTGTTATGCATCTAACAGGTTGTGATTGAATTAACTCAACTTTCTTAATATAATGCCATTGTGCTCTCAGCTTAGTATCATTTTGTTTATCTCTATGTTTTATTCGCGCTTTTTTAAAACTCAGATAGCATACGTCTTCTATAGGTGTAAATGTTATGGATTTTGCTGGAGAACACTCTACACCGTTAAGTTTAGGTATATATTCTTTTTCTGTAACTTTATAACCCAAACTTTCTACTAATTGTCTTACTTGGTCAACAAGTGTTTTATTTGTATTATAAAACTGACAAATACCTGTTTTAGCTATATAACCATCACTATCTATTAAACCTCTCAACAATTCCAATCTTTGCTCTCTACTTGACAAAAAGTATTCTTCAGGAATATGCTTATTTTTTAATAAATTGGATTGCTTTAGTAAAGCTGATAAACTCTTTGTTTTAACACCTGTGTGTACCGTGGGTCTTAGTGTGTAGACCTTTGTTCTATACTCCTTTACAATAAGTTTATCGAATTGTTTATCGTTTTGAAGTCTATCCGCTACTTCTTTTATATCTCGAGAACCGACAGTAATACTACCACTTGCTGATGTACCGTCACCTAACCATAAACCTAAAACATAGGGAGATATAGGCAGTTCTTTATGAACACCATCTATACCTGTAATACATGTGGGTATTCTATGATTCGGTTCATTTCCATATGTTTTAAGATTATCCAGTATTTCTTTCGTTGTTCTCACGGCTCCTGGTATATTATGTCTTCTATCATCTCTTGTTTGTGTAAACCATAAATGTTCGCTATCAGCTATTATCTCTTCATTATTATCAAAAGTCACTTTGTAACATTCTCTATCATATAGCACATCATGAGCTTTCACAACATTACATTGCTCACCATTTAACCCATAAACCCTATCACCATCTCTTAATTCACCCATCGTTGTCCAGCCCGATGGTGTTGGTATCGGTGTATCTAGTGCTAATGCTTTTCCAATCTGGCGACTTGCCAATAAAATAAAGAACCTATTATCTCTCATCTTACGAATAGCTCGCTTTTGACAAGAGTGTAATTTAATTTTTTCGCGACCACGATCAAGATTAACAATGTAGAAAAAGCTTTCTGCAAAGTATAAGATACTATCTTTTACCTTTTTAATCTCCTTTATCATCCATGGCTCATATGCGATTTGTGCATCTGCAGCAGGTAAATTAGGGTTACCTAGATAGTATTTCGTTTTATCGGAATTTTTAGACATGGTCTGTATAAATATATATATGTCTAAACATAATGATGTTTATAAAATTGGTGATGTTTATGGTAATATGTTAAATAACGTAAAGCGTAAACTCGTATCTGAAGGAAAAGTCGGTCCAAAAGTTAAGCCCGGTCAAATCGGTGATGTACCGTTAGTAAAAGGTGGACCTGTCGATACCTCCGGGTATATGAAGGATCCAATCGATAAGAAAGGTAAAAAGGCGGGTGAAAACTTGTATAATATCGATGACCTTTCACAAGATGAAGAAGTAGTTGATTCAGCGTTCGCAAAAGCATTTAACTCTAAAGGTAAAAAGACTAAGTTAACTGGTGACGAAGATGAAGAAACTCCTGTAAAAGTTCAAAAAATTGCTCAAAAAAGCCTAAATAATTTTATGAAAAAGAAATCTATCTTTGATAAACTCTACGAAAACGTAATGTCTGGCGGTGGTCCACTTGGTGGAAGCTCTCAACCAAATCACGATAATGGCATGGATGATGACGCCGAACTTGATGCTCTTGGCATTGAAGGTGAAGGTGAAGACGATTTTGGTGGTGAAGGTGAAGAAGTCACATTTACACTAGATCGTGAAACTGCTCAGAAGCTAATCGATGTTCTTCAGGCTGCTATTGGTGGTGGTGATGAATTCGGTGATGAAGATACCGACATGGAAGACATGGGTGAAGATCTTGACGAAGAGGGCGGTGAAGAAGACGAACAGTCTTTCTGGGACGAAGACGAAGAGGAAATGGGTCACGCTGGTGTAAATGCTAAAGAGCCTAACATGGGCAAGAACAACAAGGTTGGTAACCTAAAGGTTCAGTCTGGTCAAGCTCAGTATAAGTATACCGATAAGGTTGGCAACGATGGTGATTACGGTCACGCTGGTGTAAATGCTAAGGAACCTAACATGGGTAAGAATAACAAGGTTGGAACACTCAAGCAAGGTAAGTCTCTTTTCGAGCAATAAGTTTTAAGAAAAACATTAAAAAGCCCGATATACTCAGTATATCGGGCTTTTTTTATAAATATTAATATGGTGACGTTTAAGGAGTATTTGTTAGAATATAAGACTAAAGAAAATAGTGTTATATCTGGAGTAGTTGACTTAAAAGACGGTATAAACGGTAAGTCGTGGAACCGAGCTCATTTAAGAAAACACTCTAACACGATTCGTAAGGAATACACACCAAAACACGAAGTACCTGTAGGTATATTAAAGGGTCAACCACTAATAACACTGTTGAATAACTACGGGATTATGTTTAGCCCGGGTGAAAAGCGTCTTGGTAACTCTAAAACAAGATCTATTAAAATGTATGTTGATACTAATGGTGAGCAATGTGGACTAGTACGAAAAATCAATCAAAATGAGCTGTAATCTTACAAGACAAAATTGTACACCTGAAAATACCTTTGCGGCTGTAGCTAAACAAGGGTGTGGGCAGTTCTTTAACCCTGTAAACTTTCAGGCCGAACAGCTTGTCTATGATATAGCGTTTAGTGATTTGATTAACAGTTACGGTATACCTGTAAACTACTATGTTAACACATTCAATACACTATCTGCAGACTTGTTATATGGTGAGCATCCAATTGCACCATATCAAGGACCATTTAACATAATGTCTTATGTGGAGTTATCAGAATCAGCACCAAATCTTTCGCGTTTCGGCTTTGCTTCAGATGATGAGCTAACTGCTTACGTTCATATTAATACTTTCACAACAACCTTTTCTGCACTTGTTAATTATGCAGCTATCAATCAATCCATCGAACCGAAGTCTGGTGATGTTATTGAGCTAACATCACTAGGTTGTGATAGACCAAACGGTAGAGGTTCTAAGTGGTTCGAGGTTACAGAACGTGTTGATCAAGACATTGCATCAATGAACCCACTTTTAGGTCACTATGTATATAGATTGAAAGCGAAGCGTTATGAGGGTTCATTTGAGCCAGGCTTATCTGGCGAACGAGTTAATCAACAAGTGTTTGAGAACTCATTTGCTGGTGTTCTTTCTTCTAGTATACCAGGTCCCTTTGTATCAGGTACGAAGAGCTACCCAGGTGATATAGATGTTACATCTAAAAAAGATGTATTAGATATGTCAGTCAATAACACTGATATTTACGGTACGTATTACTAATAAAAAAAGCCGAGGTTTCCCTCGGCTTCTTAGTTTATTTGGGTTGTGGATTATGATGTATACTGTTGATCCGTAACTGTTATGCTACCATCTGCATTAATTGTGAAGGCATTAGTAGGTAGGGCTGGTGTATAAGATACATTATCAATAGAACTAATATCTACCAAGTAGTCTGTTAACTTACCGTGAACAGCAAAAATCTTAGATACATCATCCCCTAGAGCGTCGATAATCTGCTGAGGTGTAAATTCTCTGTTATTCCATACAGAATTAATACCTAGTTTTTGTACACGTACTAGATCTTCATACGTTCTAGATGAGATTGCTTTAATTGTATTTGCAATTCTCTGCAACTTTTCTGCGTCTGTAAGAGACTGTGGTGTTTGTGTTAATATACTCATAGTGTTATTTAATTATAAATTAAAAGTTTTCTATCAACACCATTCAGTCTAACTACGAGGTAGCTTCCTGTTGATGTTCCTGATCCTGATGTTAAGTATGGAGCGGTTGTAGATCCCAATGCAATTGTATTGTTTTGTGTTGCTTGCGCTCCATAACCTATTGCTAAACAACCAGAAAGGGAGGCTGCTGATAATGATGTATTAGATCCGA